ATGAAGTATTCAATAAATTACTCTCTGATGATGAAGCTGAAGCTGCTGAAGAAGATTTTAAAATCTTAGATGATGATATGGAAACATTTGTTTTAGATTCTGAAACCCCAGCTAGCGAAATTTTAGATTATGCTTCTTCACAAGAAGAATTAGAAGATTACGGTTTAAGTAAATATTGGAAATTTAAATAGTATGAAATGTAATTGTAAAATATGTAATTGCGGAACATCATGTGGATGTGATTGTTGTAATTGCTAAAATAAAAAACATATAGACAGATTCATAGCCTGTCGTGATTAAAAAAATAAACAGATATCTGTGGCGTCTCATTTGGAGACGCCATTTTAAGTTCGTATATTAACGCATTAAAATAAAGGACAAATATGAGTAAAAACGTAGTAATGATTGGAGCAGGTGTGGCAAATGTAAATGCTGCTACCAAGCTAGTTGACAATGGTTTTAAAGGTAAAATTACCATAATTGATATGGGTAAAGATCCATATTTAAGACCATATGAAGAGGTAATGACAGGTTTTCTAGGAGCAGGAGGTTGGTCTGATGGTAAACTAACTTATCATACTTCAATTGGAGGACAATTATCTAAATATTGTGGTGAAGAAAAAGCAATGGAATTATTCGATCAGGTGATAGATAATTTTAAACGTTTCCACCCTAAACCAGAAGAAGTACAATGCTCAAATCCAGTTGCAGAACCAGATTTTATCAAACCATATTTTGGACTACGTTTATTTCCTGTATGGCACGTTGGTACAGATTATCTACATGAGATTGGTAAAAATTGGTATGACTTTTTAGTTGATGGTGGTGTTGAATTTCATTGGGAAACTAAAGTAACAGATATTGATTTTGACAATCAAACCTTAGATATGGTTCAGCAAAATCCTATAAAAACAAGTAAGTTTTTAGAAGATGAAATGTCATATGATGAACTTATTTTTGGTGTAGGTAAATCAGGTATTGACTTTGGTAAACAATTAGCTGAAAAATATGATTTACCAACTGAACCTAAACCAGTACAAATAGGTGTTCGATTTGAAGCACCACAAAAACACTTCCAAAAATTAATTGATATAAGCTATGATTTCAAATTGTATCGTAAATTCGAAGACAAAGGCGTATCACTACGTTCATTCTGTACAAACAACAACGCAGCTTATGTTGCCGTTGAGGAAACGTATGGAGATCATTCGTACAATGGACACGCTAAAAAAGATGAAGCATTCCGAAATGATATGACCAATTTTGGTATATTAATGGAAGTGCAAGGTATTGATAAGCCATTTGATTGGTCAAGAGATGTAGTTAAAAACTTACAAATAGATGGTACAGGATTATATTATAGCCCATCACGTAAACCATCTACAACATCTGAAGGTATAAATGTATCAGCTATTCAAGTAGATACATTACATAAAATTTCAAAATCAATGCAACCCTACTTTATGTATGTATATGATTTTATTGAGGACATGAAAAAAGTATTCCCAACACTTAAAGATGATTGGGGTATTTATGTACCTGAAGTAAAATATCTATCACCTGAGCCACTTGTCGATTATACCAATTTAGCACTCACTAAGTACCCTAACGTACACTTCGTAGGAGATGCTTTATCAGCTAGGGGTATAACGGTAAGTGGTGCACAAGGAACATATGTTGCTGAATCAATTTTGGAGAATTAAAATAAATTTCGTATATTATAATAAATAAAAATTATGTCAGATAAAACACCATTTCCACAAAGTAAAAAATTAAAAAAAGCAGACGGAACCATTGCCTATGTATGGGATAACAAACTTCATAACTGGGAAGGATTTGCTTTAATTCCTGAAGGTAAAGAAAAATTAGGTGAATATCATTTATATGGTATTAAACATACTAAAGAAGAATGGAGTGAAGCTAGAAAACAAAGAGAAGGGCTACCTTATTATAAAAATCAATCAATGAAAGCACACCTTTCAGATTATAGAAACTAAAATATGAAAATAGGTTTATGTGGTACTATGAGTGTAGGTAAAACTACATTAGTAAATGCTTTAAAGGAAACAAAGCAATTTAAAGATTATATGTTTAGAACAGAGCGTTCTAAATTTTTAATGGAGCAAGGTATTCCACTTAATACTGATTCTACATTAAAAGGTCAAACAGTATTTTTAGCAGAACGTTGTGCTGAATTGATACAAGAAAATATTATTACAGATAGAACTGTAATTGATGTTATGGCTTTTACTTTAAATGCTAAATCAATAAACTATCAGGATAAAGAAGCATTTGAAACATATGCTAGTGAATTTGTTAGAGAATATGATTATATTTTCTATATATCTCCTTATGGGATAGACATTGAAGATAATGGTGTTCGTGAAACAGATGAACATTATAGAGATTTAATCGATTTTACTATTACTACTCTTATTAAAAGACATGGTCATAAAGCCGGTAAACTAGAAAAGATATCTGGATCTACAGAGGAACGTATTCAACAAATTTTGAATATTACTGGTCTTTAACATATTTATAATAAAACCTTATTATAATGAAAAAATCTGAATTAAAAAATTATATCAGAGAAAATATTATCTCTACCCTATCTGAGGATACTGAGGCAGAAATTGCTAAAACTAAAGAATTAACTTCAGCAATCAAAGATCTTGAAGCTGCTAAAAAAGAAGCTGGTATAGAAGAAGATGCAACCCCTAAAGGTGAAGATTTTTTTTATGATTATTTAGATATTGGTATGTCTTATTTAGAAGGATTTGGTAAAAAACATTCTTTAGATGACAGTCAGTTAGAAAAACTAGGTAAAAAAATAGTAGATCAATTATATAAAGGTGATGTTGGTAAAGCATATGATGCGATTGTTAAAAGAGGTGTAATGAAAGAAGATGAAGATAAAGAACCATCTAAAGCAGATCTTAAAAAAACAAAAGGTTTAGCCAAAGCAAAAGAAGAATTAGCTTTATTAACTCGTGAGATGAAATCTTTAGCTAAAAAATATTCTAAAGCTGAAGGTAAAGAAAAAGAAAAATTAGTAGCTGACCTTAAGAAAAAAACAAAACTTAAGAAAGAATTAGAAGCTATTATAGACAAATAAAATGGAGTCTAAAGAAAGGGTTATCTACATATTAAAAATTATAGTACTATTCTGTATAATATTTTGGTTATTATTTTCAGATAAGGAAGAGTATGTTGAGGATTATAATGCTAAAATTATAGCATTAGAACAAAAAGTCGATTCATTACACAGTGAAAATGATGAATTAACTTTTAAAATCGATACCTTAAATGGACAAATAACACAATTAGACCAACAAATAAATCTTAAAGATAACAGAATAAATAGCTTGAAATATGAAATTAGTACTAAAGTGGATGCTGTTGATAACTTTAATGATGATGAGCTTGAAAGGTTTTTCACAGAACGTTACAGACAGTACCTCGATACAATTAAAGAAGCCAATAGCGAAACTAGTAATTAAGGATTTAATTACAGGAGACGGAGCTAAAAAAGAATTAGCTTTAATATTAGATAAAATAAGTTTATTAGAACATAAAATTGTTTTAAAAGATAGTATTATTTTTAATCTTAATTCCCAAGTAGGCAATTTTGAATCTATTATGCTTACTAAAAGTAATCAATTAGCTTTATCCCAGGAGCTATCCAAAAGACTTCAAACAGATTTAAAAAAGCAAAAATTAAAAACCAAATTAATGGGTGGAGCAGGAATATTGGTAGCTGTAGGAGTAGCAATTCTAGTCAAATAATATGAGTCAGGATTTAAAAAAAGTAATACGCCAAGAATATCTCAAATGTGCCAAGGATCCAGTACATTTTATGCGTAAATACTGTTATATACAACACCCACAAAGAGGCCGCATACAATTTAATTTATACCCATTCCAAGAAAAAGTATTAACGTTAATGCGCGATAATCCTTATTCTATAATTCTAAAATCTAGACAGTTAGGTATATCTACTTTATCAGCAGGTTACTCTTTATGGTTAATGTTATTTGCTAAGGATAAAAATATTTTATGTATTGCTACAAAGCAAGAAACAGCTAAAAACATGGTTACAAAGGTAAAATTTATGTATGAAAATTTACCTTCATGGCTTAAAGTAGATGCAGCTGAAAATAATAAATTAACACTAAGATTAGTAAATGGGTCTCAAATAAAAGCTACATCAGCATCAAGTGATGCAGGTAGATCAGAAGCAGTATCCTTACTACTAATTGATGAGGCAGCATTTATTGATAACATTGGAGAGATTTGGGCATCAGCACAACAAACATTAGCAACTGGTGGTGGGTGTATAGCATTATCTACACCTTATGGTACTGGTAACTGGTTTCATCAAACATGGGTTAGAGCCGAATCAAGTGAAAACCAATTCTTACCTATTAAATTACCTTGGTACGTTCACCCTGAACGAGATCAAAAATGGAGGGATACACAAGATGAATTATTAGGTGATCCTAGAATGGCAGCCCAAGAATGTGATTGCGATTTTAGCACTTCAGGTGATATTGTATTTTATCCTGAATATATAGACTTTTATGAAAAAACTTATGTAAAAGATCCTATGGAAAGAAGAGGGGCAGACCAAAATTTATGGGTTTGGGAATCACCAGATTATACAAGAGATTATGTTGTAGTAGCTGATGTTGCTCGTGGTGATGGGAAAGATTATTCTGCATGTCATGTAATTGATGTAGCAAATAATACACAAGTTGCTGAATATAAAGGACAATTAGGTACAAAAGAATTTGGTCATTTATTAGTAGGTTTAGCTACTGAATATAATGAAGCAATGTTAGTAATAGAAAATGCTAATATTGGTTGGGCAACTATACAAGTTGCTTTAGATAGACAATATACTAATCTTTATTATTCACAAAAGAGTGACTCCCCAAATGCTAGTTCGTATTTTGACAAATATCAAGACCACTCCAAAATGGTAGCTGGTTTTACAATGTCATCTAGAACACGTCCTATGGTAATAGGTAAATTCCAAGAATACATTAGTGATAAAGGAGTAACAATACAATCAAAAAGGTTAATTGAAGAAATGAAAACCTTTATATGGAGAAATAATAGAGCGGAAGCTCAAAGTGGATATAATGATGATTTAGTAATGTCATTTGGTATTGCTATGTACATTAGAGACACTGCTTTAAGATTAAGACAAAGAGGTTTAGACGGAACTAAAAATGCCCTAAGCAATATGTCAGTTAATAGAACACCATATCAGGGAGGTTATGGAAATAACCAACATGGTAAAAATCCATATGAACAAAATTTCGGAAATGGTAAAGAAGACATTAGATGGCTCTTCTAAATCATATTTATAATAATAATAATACATTATGGCTGATAAAAGCGTATTTTCAAGATTAAAAAGATTATTTTCAACTGATGTAATTATCAGAAATGTTGGGGGTAATCAAGTAAAAGTAATTGATAGTGGTAAAATACAATCAACTGGGGAATTACAAACTAATTCATTAATCGATAGATATAATAGAATTTATTCTACTGCCCCATCTTCATTATATGGTGCCCAATTCAACATGAATTACCAGTACCTTAGACCTCAATTATACTCAGAATATGATTTAATGGATCAAGATGCTATTATTGCTTCTGCATTAGATGTATTAGCAGATGAATCAACACTTAAAAATGATATGGGTGAAGTACTTCAAATTAGAAGTGCTAATGAAGATATACAAAAAATATTATATAATTTATTTTATGATGTATTAAATATAGAATTTAATCTATGGATGTGGGTTAGACAAATGTGTAAATATGGAGATTTTTTCTTAAAATTAGAAATTGCAGAAAAATATGGAGTCTATAATGTTATCCCCTACACAGCATACCACATTGAAAGACAAGAAGCTTATAACCCAGATAATCCATCTGAAGTAAGATATAGATACGCACCAGATGGAATGGATAATTTAAGTTCTGGTATGTATCCTGTACCTGGAGCAGGTGGTGGAAATTTAGAAAATGAATCAGGTATATTCTTTGATAATTACGAAATGGCTCATTTCAGACTACTATCAGATGTTAACTATCTTCCTTATGGTAGAGCATATATTGAACCTGCTCGTAAATTATATAAACAGTATGTACTAATGGAAGACGCAATGTTAATTCATAGAATTGCTCGTGCCCCTGAAAAACGTATTTTTTATATGAATGTTGGTTCTATCCCTCCAAATGAAATAGAAACATTTATGCAAAAAACTATTTCACAACTTAAGCGTACACCATTCCAAGATAATAAAACTGGTGAATATAATTTAAAATATAACATGCAAAATATGTTAGAAGATTTTTATATTCCAATTAGAGGTAATGATGCTACAACAAAAATAGAAACTACACCTGGGTTACAGTATGATGGGATTCAAGATGTAGAATATTTAAGAGGTAAATTATTTGCTGCTTTAAAAATTCCTAAAGCATTTTTAGGATATGAAGAAGGAGTAGAGGGTAAAGCTACATTAGCTCAACAAGATATTAGATTTGCTCGTACAATAGAAAGAATTCAAAGGATAGTATTATCTGAGTTAAATAAAATTGCACTAGTTCATTTATATACTCAAGGGTATACTGATGAAACATTAACTAATTTTACTTTAGATATGGCTAGTCCATCTATAGTATTAGAACAAGAAAAAATTGAGCTACTTAAATCTAAAACAGAACTATCAGAACAGTTATTATCTCAAGGTTTAGTACCATCTGATTGGATTTATGATAATGTATACCATTTCAGCGAAGACCAATATGATGAATATAGAGACCTAACTAGGGAAGATGCTAAACGTAAATTTAGAATAGCACAAATTGAAGCAGAGGGTAATGACCCAGTTGAAACTGGTAAATCATATGGTACACCCCATGACTTAGCTTCATTATATGGCAGTGGAAGAATGTATACAAACCCAGGTGGAGTTCCAGATCCTGAAAAATATGCAGCAGATGATCCTAAATTGGGTAGACCAAAAGATACTAATGTAAAACGTAATACACAAGATGATAATTTTGGTAAAGATCGTTTAGGTGTTAAACGTATGAAAGATACAGATAAAAACGATTCTAACAGTATTAAAAATAAATTTAAAGGAGGTAGCCCATTAGCATTAGAAAGTGCTAAAACTACATATCTAAAAAACTTAGATATGTTTAAGTCTATTCCTCAACCTAACAAAAAACAATTAGTATTTGAAGAAAATAAAGATACTACTTCATTGTTAGATGAAAAACAATTAAAGAAATAAAATACTTTACATATTTATAAATAAATATATTTTTTGATGAAAATAAAACACTCAAAGTACAAAAATACAGGTATATTATTTGAACTGTTAGTACGTCAAATTACTGCTGATACACTTAAAGGCGGTAATTCACCAGCTATAGATATCTTAAAAGAATACTTTGTCAATACTTCTTTAGGTAAAGAATACAAATTATATGAATCTGTACTTAAATCCAAAGTAGTAACTGAAGGTAGAGCTACATTAGTAATTGATACTATATTAGAAGCTTCTACTAAATTTAACAGAAAATCTTTAAAGAAGCAAAAATATAATTTGATTAATGAAATTAAAAAACATTATAATTTAGAATCTTTCTTTGGTTCTAAAATTACAAATTATAAAGAATTAGCCGCTTTATATACTTTAATAGAAAATATTAATTCAAAATTAATTTCTAATCCTACTCAATTAGTAGAAAATAAAGTAACTTTACTAGAACATTTAACTAAAAAAGAAGTTACTCAAAATGCCAAACAAACAGTACTTGAAGAATTTTCTACATATGATAAAGATGTAAGAACTCTTACATATAAAGTATTATTAGAAAAATTTAATAATAAGTATGATTCATTAACCGCTGATCAAAAGCAAGTTCTTAAAGAATACATCAATTCAGTAGATTCAACCCCAGATTTAAGAAATTTTTATAATATTAAAATTAATGAATTAAAAAATATTTTAGTTAAAGAAACTAAAAATATTAAAGATAAAGCTACCCAAATCAAAATTACTGAGGTATCTAAATTTTTAACTGAATTAAAGAAAACAGATAAAGTTGGGGATAATAACCTAGTTGATTTGTTACGTTATTACCAACTAATAAATGAAATTCAGATAGCAAATGGCATACAAATATAAACTTAGCGAAGCACCCTCCCCTAATTTAGCAAAACAAACTGGGGCAAAGGTTGGTGATATATCTTATTCTAAAGATGGAGATACTAAATTCACAGTTGATAGTATAGATCCAGAAACTGGTCAAATATCATGGAAAGTCACTGAACTTCCAGCATTTGATAAATTAAATGATGATGTAGATTCATTAGTTTCTACAGCTAAAGGAGTTTACACCAAAACTAAAGATGATGAAAAGTTTAGAGAAATCTATGAAGAAGCTAGACTTCTAAGAAATAAAATTAGAAAACATCTTAGAAACGAATATCCAGACGAATATAAAAGAATGACTATGGAAGGGGAAGTAGAAGAAATCTCTACCTCAGGTGCAGCTGGTGCTTATAATACCCCTTACGCTTTTAAAAAAAAGAAAAAAAAAAGTAAATATAAAATGAAAATGCCATCTGGTATGGTAAGTTCTTTAGGTTATACTATGGATGAAGGTAAATTAGGTGATGGTGCAGATTTAGGTCCTGGACCAAAAGCAGGTCCTGATGGAGTTACTGACAGTGCTTATACGAAACAATTTAAATATAAATTAGTTCCTAAAAATAAAAATGGTACTTATGTGCAAAAAGGAGCAGGGATGATAGTTAAAAAACTTTATTAATATGTATAATCGTAATATTAATGAACAAGAAGATAAAGCATCTAAATTCCATAAGGAACGTATAGAAGCTTTTGATAAATTAGAAACCAGATTTGAAGATATTAAAAAAGCAATCAAACTAGGTAAAATAGAAACAATTAAATATTACAGAGATAATCCAAAAAGCTTTGATGTCGTAATAGGCACAGATATGATTAACGATTATTTTAACGATATAGAAACATTATTACAATAATATAATTATGAAACAAACACCAAATCAATTATTCAAACAACTTTCAAAGGAATTTAGTCCTAAAAAAGATAAAGAATTAATCAACGAGGAATTAGGTCAAGTAGTAACTTTAAAGCCAATCAATACTATTGAGGCAAGTGCTAAAGATCCATTTTGGACTAAATTTGAAAACTTTTTAGCTGAAGGTGGTACCTTAGACCCTATTGTAAATACTGAAGAAAAAGTAAATACAAAAGAAGAAGACGAAAAAATTAAAGCTGAAGCTAAAAAAGTAGACAAAACTGTTGAAAATGTAGATTCTCATAATTACGATTATAAAGCAGAAAATATTAATAATGTTAACGCTCAAGAAGTACTTACAGGTATTCAATGTGAAATTAATTATAATAAAGAATTAACTTTAGATGAAGCTAAAGAACTTGCAGTTAAAAATCTAGCTAAAGATCCATTACATTATGTAAAAGAAGGCCAATTTGGTGTTAAAGGTCTTGGATATACAGAACCAAAGGTACAAGAGAATACAGGAGAAACTTATGGTGGTAGTGGTTTTAGTGAAAAGTTAAAAGATAGTAGCACTGAAATGCAAGTAGTAAAAGAATCTAAAGATGATGATGATTGTGGGTGTGAAAAAGAAGTAATTAATGAAGCTTTTGGTCAAGTAGTTACCTCAGGAAACCCAAATTCATTAGCGGCTCAATCAGGAAATGTTATTCGTCAAATGATGGCTGAAAAAGAAGAAGAGAAAAAGTTACCTATGGATGAAATGGAAGATGAAGGTACAGCAGTATCTTACTCAGACACTACATCAGAAGCGGCAAAACCCGATTTTGCAGATATTGACGGAGACGGAGATAAAAAAGAAACAATGAAACAAGCAGCTAAAGATAAAAAGAAAAAAGTAAAAAAAGAATCTATAGATAGTAAATTAGCGGAAATAGGAAAAGAAGCTGAAAAAGTAAAAATGGAAGCTCAATTAGACTTTTTACATGATCACATTGATGAAAAAGTAAATAGAGTTAATTCAATTCAAGAAGATGAAAATCTAAGCGAATTAATTGATAAATCTAAGATGAAACAAATGCAAAGAGAAATCAAAGATTTAGAAAGAAGAAAAGCTAAAATGGAAAGAATCTATGAAAAATCTTGTGGTAAAAAATATACTAAAAAAGAAATGGTAGATGAAATGGATGCTGTAAGCTTTAATGATAAAAACAATCCAACACAAGGACCAGCAGGTGAACGTGATCCTAAAAAAGTAGGACAATCTACAGGAGATTATAGTATAAATAAATAAAAATGAGTAAAAAACTCTTAATAGAAACAAATACCTTTAAAATTAACCCTCTCCAGTTAACAGAAAATGTTAACAAGGAGACGGGTAATTTAATGGTTGAGGGAATTTTAGCTACTGCTGAAGTTAAAAACGGAAATGGTAGATACTATTCAAAAGATCTATGGAATAGAGAAATGGATAAATATAATGAACTTATTGAACAAAGACGTTCAATGGGAGAATTAGATCATCCTGAATCAACTGTTATAAACTTAAAAAATGTATCACATCTAATATCAGATTATTGGTGGGATGGTGATAATGTAATGGGTAAAATAGAAATTCTACCTACTCCTTCAGGTCAAATACTTAAAGAATTAATTAAAGCAGGTGTAACAGTAGGTGTTTCATCTCGTGGTATGGGATCGTTAGAACAAAATGGTGGTGTAATGGAAGTACAAGATGACTTTGAATTATTATGTTGGGATTTTGTTTCAACACCTTCTAATCCTGGTTCTTTTATGCATACCTTAAACGAAGGAAAACAAACATTTGTATACAATTATAATAAAGTAAATAATATAGTACGAGAAATCCTTTGTTCTAAAGGTTCTTGTCCTATAACTTAACCCCTTTAAATTTAACCAATTTAGACCTAAGCCTTCTTTTTGAAGGCTTTTATGTTTTCTAAAATACTCATATACGTATAACCGTAATATGCCATCCTTTATATGGCATCGATAAAAAAATATTCCCTATTACGGTTCCTAATAACCGTATTTCACAAATTTAAATTTTGCGATTATGTCAAACAACAGAGATTTGCTTAAAGAAGCAATTGCTGATGCTAAAGCTGTAAAAGAAACTGCTATAGCAAATGCTAAAGCTGCTTTAGAAGAAGCATTTACTCCTCATTTGAAATCTATGTTAGCTGCTAAATTGGAAGAAATGGACAAAGACGAAGACATCGACGAAGGATACGATAAGTATGAAGAAGACGATGTAACGAAAGAAGAAATTTCTACTGAATTAGATGAAGCTAAAAAAGAAGACAAAGAAGAAGTAAAAGAAGCTGAAGAAGTAGAAGAAGCTAAAAAAGAAGAGATCGAAGAAGAAATTGATCTTGACGAATTACTTGCAGAACTCGAAGAAGGTGAAGATAAGGACGAAGTTAAAGAATCTGAAGAAATTGAAGAATCTGAAGAAGTAACTGAAGAAGAAGAAGTTGAAGCTGAAGAAGGCGAAGACGAAGAAGCTGAAGGTGAAATGGAAGAAGAAGAAGTTGATTTAGAAGACATGACTGAAGACGATCTTAAATCTTTTATCGAAGATGTAATTAAAGACATGGTAGAAGCTGGTGAATTAGAAGCTGGAGAAGAAATGGAATCAGAAGATGAAGAATCTGAAGAAGAAATTGATATTGAAGCTGAAGATGAAGAAGAAGAAATCATGGAAATGGACGAAGTAAGCTGGAATGAAAAGAACAACCCTACAAGAGGAGCTAGTAAACAAGAATTAGATCCTAAAAAGGTTGGAAAATCAACTGCTGCTTATGCTATTAATGAAGAAAAAGAAGAAGTAGAAGAATTGCGTCCTGGATACGCAGTAGGAGAACTTAATCCTGAAAACAATGACTTGCTAAAAGCAATTTCATTTATTGGTAAACAAGCTAGAAAAGCTGGTAAATCAGTAGCTGATTTTGTAGCAGATATTGAATTAGGAAAAATGAGTGATGCTATTGGTGAAGGAGAAGATTTAGATGAAATTGAAGAACTTAAAAAAGAACTTCAAGAAGTAAATCTTTTAAATGCTAAATTACTTTACACTAACAAAATCTTCAAAACAAAGAATTTGTCAGAAGACAAAAAAGTTAAAGTGTTGAAAGCTTTTGATAAAGCGGCAACCGTAAAAGAAGCAAAAGTTATTTTTGAAACATTAAACGAAGGTATGTCATCTAAAATGACAAAATCATCAATTAATGAAGTAAAAGGTAGTGCTTCAAAAGCTACAGGAATTGCTCCTAAAGCTAAACAGCCAATTGTTGAAAACGCTGCATTTGCGCGTATGCAAAAATTAGCTGGAATAATTAAAGAAAATTAAAAATTAAAACTTAAAAAAACTTAAAATCATGAGTTTACAAACTTTATTAGAAAGTGCAAACCCATACCACTCAGTACAGAGTGATGCTGCACGCTTAGCGTCAAAATGGGAAAAAACAGGTTTGTTAGAAGGTTTGAATGGTGCTACTAAAAGCAACATGGGGATGATCCTCGAAAACCAAGCTAAACAACTTGTAGTAGAAAGTTCACAAACAGGTGGTGGTTCAGCTTCAACAGCTGGTTTTACTGCTGGTGTAGGTGAGCAATGGGCTGGCGTAGCTCTTCCTTTAGTACGTAAAGTATTTGGACAGATCGCTGCTCAAGAATTTGTATCAGTACAACCAATGAATTTACCTTCAGGTCTAGTATTTTTCTTAGATTTCCAATATGGAACTACTAAAGATCCTGTTGAAGCTGGTGATTCATTATATGGTGATACAGACGGAAAATTACCATTTGGTAATGGTAGAACAGGTGGTCTTTACGGAGCTGGTCGTTTCGGATATTCTGTAAACACAACTGCTTCAACTACTTCAGCTGCTCATTTTGAAACAGGATCTGCATCTTGGAAAGATGTTAATTTTGATTCATCATTATCAGCTTCAATTTCTGCTGAGACTCTTGTATTAGCTAAAGTTAACTTATCTGCTTTAAATGCAAATTACGATGCTGAAGCTATTCGTTCATTCCAATTATCTGGATCTAATGCTCCAACTACCCAACATTCACAATTTACTAAATTAACTTCAACACACTTAGAATTTGTAGTAGATAGTGGAATTGGTGGTGCAGCTGCTGACGTAGCTACAGTTGAGTATTCATTACAACCAACTGATACAGACAGAGGTGATTTCGAAGATGGAAACACTGGATTAAATGGTAGTAATGGTACAATTTCTATCCCAGAAATTAATGTACAGATGAAATCATCTGCTATCGTAGCTAAAACTCGTAAGTTGAAAGCTGTATGGACTCCTGAGTTCGCACAAGACTTAAACGCTTACCATGCTCTAGATGCTGAAGCTGAATTAACTTCTATCTTAAGTGAGTACATTTCACTAGAAATCGACCTTGAGATCCTAGATATGTTAATTGAGTCTGCTGCTGCTGGAACAGAAGTATGGTCTGCTGTAAACAACAGAGCAATGAAGAACACTGCAGATGGTTCTGTAAGTGACTTAAACTTCTACAATAGCCAAGGACAGTGGTTCCAAACATTAGGAACTAAAATCCAAAAACTAAGCAACATCATCCACCAGAAAACTCTTAGAGGTGGTGCTAACTTCCTAGTATGTTCTCCAGCTGTAGGTACTATCCTAGAATCTATTCCAGGATTTGCTGCTGATTCAGATGGTGACACTTCTAAAGGAAGCTATGCTTTTGGTGTACAAAAAGTAGGTGCTATTAACAGCCGTCAGAAAGTTTATAAGAACCCTTACATGACTGAAAACCAAATTTTATTAGGTTTCAGAGGTGGACAGTTCTTAGAAGCTGGTGCTGTATTTGCTCCATACATTCCATTAATCATGACTCCACTAGTATACGATCCAGATACCTTTACTCCAAGAAAAGGTCTCTTGACTAGATATGCTAAGAAGATGGTAAGACCAGAATTCTATGGATTGATTAAAATCAATGGTTTAGATTCTCTATAATTAGAGTTTAACTAATACTTTATAAATTAACCCGGCCTTGTGCCGGGTTTTTTTATCTTTTTCATATTTATAACTAACAAACGTTACATGGGTATACTACTTATCTCATTATATTCTTATATTAAAATTTACCCGTTTATTAACGTATTTACACTGTTTGCTTTAACCATTTGTATAACCCCTAAATTAAGAAGTCTATGGCGTCTAAACCGCATACAGACGACGTGTATCGTCCTAAGAGAATTCCAAAAAACCCAATTAAGTTCAAACTCCAACTTAATGCCGAACAAAAAGAAGCGAAAGCAGTTATACTCGAAAATACAATCACCTTATTAGCAGGTGGAGCTGGAAGTGGTAAAACACTTTTAGCATGTAATGTTGCATTAGATGGTCTGTTAAGAAGAATGTATGATAAAATTATAATCACCAGACCTACAGTATCAAAAGAAGAAATAGGTTTCCTCCCAGGAGATTTAAGAGAAAAAATGGACCCATGGGTTCAACCTATATACCAAAATTTTTATCAATTAT